ATTTGCATCTAGTTCCTCCCGTGACATTTTCGCAACATAAACCCAACACCCGCACCCGCTACATCTAACGACGTCGCCCATCTTTGCCGACCTCGATTCCCAAGAAATAGGAGAGAACCACGGCCCCACCGAATAGGCACGCCAGAAACACTAGGGACGGGTCGACGGTCATAGTTTGCACCCGTAACGGCCGCCCGCCCAGTGTGACGCGCCGACACCCTCACCCCGCCAATTCAAAACGGTATAAAACGCCATGTCCTGCCAGAACCGTCCCCACTTATGACCAGGTGTTTCTAGGAGTTCTGCCCTGATCACCTTCCAATTGAGGTAGGTCGCTTTATTCTCCCGTGAAAGCATGTATGCGGCGCCCCTAAATAAATCGTCGGTCATCTGGTAAGCGCCCTCGTAAAATCCCCAATTTCCAGTACCGGAAAAATTCATGTGGCTCTCTCGCTGCCCGACGCATTTTCTGTAGTTCTCTTGGCTAGCGCGGTAATACTTACCGGTATACGCCGACGCTCTAACACCCTTTTGGTCTGGGTCGTTGACCGATACCGATACGGGTGGTGGTGTGACTGGCATGGCGGTAGGGGCTAGTAGGGCCGCAATCATCACGGCCGCCGCCATCAACTGGCCTCAGAGTTTGCAGCGGTAGGCACCGTTACACGCGTGCCCTTGACCCTTTCAACTGACGCGACCTCGATGCGGAGATCACCGCGGCCCGGCAGTTTGTGGCCGTCAATAATCCCGACCTCGTAATACTTTTTTATGGTGTCGGGGCCGACGCCTAACATGCGGCCCGCCTCGGTGGTTGTCACGTAATCCATATATGCCTCCCGTGTCGTGGTTACGGTTTCAAGATATCGGACATGTCGGGGTTATTTGGTAGGACGCGCCGAGCCTACGCCATATTGCCGCGTCAGGGGGGTGAAATAAGCAAGGAGGGCCGTTACGACTCCACCGGCTAGGGGTGCCCATAAGGGGTCTAGGTCGAGGGCCGGGATTGTAGCGGCCGCCCATGTGAGGGCCACGACAATGAGTATTAGAGCTATGTGTCGGTTCTCTGCGCTTAATTTATCTAGCATCATTTCCCCTCTAGGTGGTGCTGTAGGTGCTCATCGGACTGTTTTTCTAGCCGGTCAATCCTTTTCTCAATCCGTAGCACGATGTCATAAAGCGATCGCCCACCGTTCGGTCGATTCGACTTACCTTGCGCCCTGGCTATCCATGCGACTAGACCAAGGATTGCAATCAGTAGCCCGAAACTAGCGGTAAGCATCCCCACCGTGTCGCTCACTCGGTAGCCACCGTAAAGATAGGTAGCGGCCAATCCGACCCGTCCTCCTCAGCCGCTGCGGTAAACGACACGTGGATGTGGTCGTAGTGCCCGTAGCCGCTTCCCCGCCACTGCCATTTAGTTTCCGGATAAGTGGCTGACGCAATTTGATCATTGAAAACTACATACTTGACGCGCTTGCCGCCCTTTTTTTTGCTCGCCGCGTAGTCGACTATTTGGTCGGCTAGTTTCTTCGCGTCACCCTTAGCCCCTAGGTCTTTGTCGATGTCGATGGCGTGAACCCATCCGTTAGCGTCCGGATTATGGTCCGACTGATCTCCGCGTGCTGCATGCTGGGCATCACCGATCCACCCGTCGGAGTCTTTCTTCCTTTTCGGAAAGCGTTTGTTCACCTGGTCGCGGAGCGTTACGCCGCCTTTTACGAGTTTAGCCATTATGGGGCCTCGATCACTGGCTCAGGCTGGACGGTGTAATCGTCCGGAGTCGGCTCGGGTTCCGGTTGAGGTTGAATAGGTTGCGCGAATATGGTGCCATCCCACGTGTAGCCGATACCGGGATAGCATCCCCTATAGCCATCCGTCCCAGTTAATAAGTATTCGGCGGGCCCGTAAAGTTCGGTTAAGAATGCTTGACCCAATGCTTCCACGGGCACGCCGTCCACGTCGATAACCGCGTCGGCTACTTCAAACATGCCCACTACATAGCCTGCGTCTACGCTTGCAAAAGTTGCCATTACCCCACCCTAATTATTACGACACCGGTTACGCCGTTACTTGTGGAGTAGCCGCCGGAACCTTTATTGGTTGAGACTGGGGTTTTCCCGCCTGTCCCATATTCGACACTGGACCCGCTAATGCTGGACGTGTAGCCGACTGAAGCGCCAGCACCAACACCGGCACCCATTCCTTCGCGGCCAGCGGCTGAACTGAAATGGATAAGCCCACCTGAGTAGCCGCCACCGTTGGCGAATGTTGGATAGAAATCGGTAGTGCTAGTTGCGCCAACACCGGGCCCACCTCCGCCAGTTAAAACTAAAGTCCCAAGGCTTGAGTTTGTGCCCGCTGTGCCGACTGTTGCGCCACTTGCACCGCCCGGGCCGATCGTGATTGTGTGCGTTGCGGCCGTGAGGGTCATAGTTTTTTCAATGAGTCCACCAGCGCCGCCGCCACCTATGACGCTACCCGTATACCCTGAGCCTCCGCCCCCTGAGATCACTAGGACAGTAGCGGCCCCGGCGGTGCCGACCACTATGGTGCCGCTGCCCGTATAGGTGTATATCGTTGCCGTACCGTCGGTGGTAATCGTTGGGCTTCCGGTGGTCGATGTGATTACCGCCGCATCGGCACCGCTAGAAAAAGGTATGTACGACCAAGTATTAGTCGCGGTTTTGACTACCGACGCGGCCTTGTTAGTTGCTAGGGCCGTGATCGTCCCCGCGATCGTCACACCTGCGCCCGCGGTCGGTGTGCAGGCACCCGCCCCAAGGTTAAGGATATTTATGCGCGTACCCACAACGTACGCAACGCTGGCATTTGCCGGGATAGTTAGGGTGGTCGCGCCCGCGTTGGTCATGCTTACGGTCTTCCCTGCGTCAGTGAGCACCGTCGTGTAACTAGCGGTCTGTGCGTTGATACCGCGGCCCACGTAATATCCCGCGGCGTCGATCGAGTTAGCGACCGTTAGAGATGCGGCGGGCCAGTTCGCGACAAGGTCAGTACCTGCCACGTATGGCGTGCCGTAAGTAGTCGTTGCCATTCTGTGTCCTTCCTTATGTTAGATCTGATTGTAAGATTACGTCGGACCATGTGGTGGTAATTGGTACGTTCTGCCAGTCGGCTGTCCCTGCGCCGTCCCATTCGAGCATGGCGTAGGAGTAGCGCGGGTCCGATAGTGCGAGCGTAAGCCGATAGCCGTCTATTGTGTAGGTCTCGGTCCATCCCTCGAGGACACCCAAGAATTGTGTAATAGGTCCCGGCGTCGGGAGGTTAGTGACGATGACGCGATCACCGGAAGTTAGCGCCATGACCGCCGTTAGCTGTGGGGCCGTCAAGGTCTCCATGAGGATTTCGACCCCACCCAACGTCCACCGCTCCGTCGCCTGCGCCGTTAGCACTAGGCTAGCCCGGTTCCCTGCGTCGTCGACATCAGCTAGACCGGTGTTAATTGTGATGGCCCTAGACCCAAACGCGGCGACGCTAGCGGCGTCGACCTGGTTGAACAGGTCTTGAGGATCCGCGGTGCCATAACTAACGGTCACATCGTTGACGATCGTCGACGCTGTGGCCTGCCACCGTGGCTCCCACACTACGGCCGTGACTGGCAGCGTTACCGCGGTCGGTGCTGCTGAGCCTGCCGCGTATTGGCTTATCCAATCCTCGGTCGTGTTGTCCCAGTCGAGGGGCATGTCGTCCCACGTCGCCGTGGCGTAGTTGTAGCCGCGCCGAGTGTAGGACTCGAAAACCACGGTCCCGTCGGGCTTGTCGTACAGAGTGCCGCCGGTCCAATCGTTTAACACGTCGAGCTGTGTCCTCGCGTCCTCGAGGACTGCGTCGGCCGCTAGCACCTCAAGTAGTAGGTAGCCGGGGTCTGCCTGCGCCGAATAGGTCAGGCCGGTGGCGGTGAGAATTGCGTCGACCCGCGCCTGTAGATCCTCTTCAGGTCGGGTGGTGTCGTAGTAGAATCGAGAGAGGTTTGCCAATAATCCGACCGCGGTAACGTCGATGATGGTCATTGGGGGATTGCCGTCAATCGTTGTCGCGTGACTAATTGCCATGTCCGTGATCGCCCCGGTGAACCTGTCCACGGTGTCGGCCTTGACGTTGACCGACTGCCCTAGGGTATAAGGCACCGTGATCTGACCAGTGGCAAAGATCCGCATATCCAAAGTGGACGGGCTAGCGGCGTCCGTGATCGCGCCGCGGCCGTGAGTAATGATTACGTCAAGGATAACGTCGTCGAGGTCGAGGTCGACCGAGTTAATGGTGACCGAGGTAATGGTTGGGGATGTCATCGGAGCGCCGCCGCCGGTAGGGACCCGGTTCGCTGGTCAGTCTGCTGAATGATTGCCGTGATGCCTTGGCCGATTGCGGTTTGTGTTGCCCTAGCGGCTGTCTGCCGGGTAAATGCTGCGGCCTCGGCGTCGGCTGCGGCTTTCTTTGCCCTGGCTATTCCGCGGTCGATGGCGTCGGAGATCTCTTTAGTGATCTCGTTCCCGATAGGTTCGCCAATGTTTTGACCTAGTTTCTTGAGGGCTTTTTGTTGAGCCACGATCTCGTCGGAGATACCTTGCAGCACCTGGGTAGCGGATATAACGCCTTGGTCATAAAACTTAGCCGACACGGCCTCACCTGTAGCGCCGGCAAATATATCTAGGCTTTGCAGCTGCGTAGCAAGTTCGGGGACTAGACCTGAGCTGATCATTTCGTTAGCAAGAACGGTGCCAGCGATCGGGCCTTGAGCCTGACCGACGGCCACCAGCTGGTCTATCAGGGCTTGGGAGACACCCGGTTGCGCGGCTAGATTCCCTATGGCTTTAGCAAAGCCGGTGGCGTCGCCAATCTGCTTTTGGAACGCTGTTAGGGCGTCCGCTGCAAACGCTTCGCCCGGTTGTGCTTTCGACTCGGCCGCGGCCCAAGCCGAGGCCAAGCTAATAGTTCCAGTTATTGCACCCTTGAGGCTTTCCGCGTAGGCGTAGGACGCGGCCTTGACACCGTCTAGGGCGGCCTGTGCAACGTCTAGGGCCGGTTGAAATGCCGTAGTGACCGTATCGGACGCCGCTTTCATTGCGTCCCGTATCGACGTTGTAGCCTTAGCGGATCCGCTCGAAGCGGTGCGGTTTTCCTCTAGTTTTGGGTTGAGTTTGTCAAGAACGTCAGCCCACTGCGCGGCTAGGTTGGCGCGGATAACGCTGGGGTCGTTTTCCCGCACTCCGGCCATGGATGCTGTCCCGCCGAATGAGCCGCCGCTACCAGCTCCGCCGCCTCCGCCTACGGCCGCATTGCCGGCGAATCCGTTAGCAACTCCGGCTAGTCCACTGTAGGCGTCTTTGAGGGCTTGAACGTCAAATAGGTTTTGGGCTAGTTGTCTTTGTAGCTCGTTGAATACGCGGGTAGATCCGTTCTCGAATTCGTTTAATGGTCTTAGGAAGTTTTGGAACCCGCGGCCGAAGTCGACTAGCGCGACTAGATCCCTGGCTAGTTCGCTGCCGATGCTTTGGAGGACTGGCTCTAGGTCTTTCATGGCTTGCATTAGTTCGTCGGTTTTGGCGGTTGAGTTACCTAATGATGTGATGAATCCGCGGCCGAATGATTCTTGAAGTTCGCCGAACGCAACGGTTAGCCGGTTTAGTTGCCCCTGGTATGTGCCCGCGGCGGTCTCAGCCTGCCCGCCGAACGTGTCGGCTAGGGCTTTGGTTATTTCTTTCATGTTGCCGGTGCGTAGCGTTGCGGCATCTAGCCCTACACCTAACTTGCCGAGCCCAACCGTATTTCCGTCGAAGGCTTTGCCTAGGGCCGCAACCACACTCTCAAGGCTCTTAGAAGTGCCGGCGCTGATGTTCTGCGCTAATTTTAGCGCGTCCGTAGCCTGCCCGACATCTTGCGTGGACCTGATAAGGCGATCGAACGCGGGCCGTAATTCGTCATCAGCCACGCCCGTGAGTCTTTGTTGGGAGTCAATGAATGACTCGACCTGTGTAGTGGCCTGCTCTAATCCTAGGTTA